TACTTGTGAGGAACGTTGTTTATGATTCGCCCCTCATATTCCTTATTCTCAATAAATACATCGAGTTCCTTACCAGCAGCATTAGCAAGATCAAACCTAACTCCAGGCTTTAATTCAACACCGAAAGCAGCAAGAAATCCTTTAGTAAAGCCGAGAGCCTTACTATTGAAATTCCATTCAATCGGCACGTTAGCGAATCGCGCATCCCCATTATCAGCATTAGCAATAATGGTAGCCTCTACAGGGTAGTTAGTGGAATTCTTATCCTTTGATAATGCTTCACCAATATTTTCAATCTTCAAACGATACCAAGCAGGCTCAACTACAGTTCCACGAAGCAAGTCTTTTTCAGTCCTATCTATGATAGGCATTGTTGTTTGTTTTTAGAAAGTTTTTGTTAGTTGTGAAGGTTCTTTAAGTTGGTCTATTGCAGGTTTGATATACTTATCATAGATAGGATCATTGTTGAAAATTATTTTTCGATCTAGTGGAAGTGAAGTTCTAGCAAAGTCATCGCCGGTATGCTCTGTTAATAATCCATAGTTACCTCCTGCTGAAATATCAAAACCTTTATCTATATTGAAATGATAGACTTCAGTGCAGTAAGCAGGAATTTTTGGAGCAATTCTTTTTCCTGCTGTTACAATTGTTCGAGACATATGAGTCTCGCCTGTTATTGATTTATATTCGGCTTGAATTACATGCGCGATCAATATGACATGCATTTTATGATACCGGTGAATATCTTTGAGCAGAGCAATTAATTCACTCAATGCTCCTGCTTCAGCCATGTAATCTTCTAATTCGTTTACTGGAATACCAGCAATTTCCTTCCCGGCTGTAGCTCCACTTTTTCTACTAGTTCCTTTCTTTAATTTCATTGATTGTCGTAATGCCGCATCCGCGCAGGAAGTTATACTATCTACAATGATAGTTTTATATGGACAATCTACTTGCATTCTTTCTAGTTTAATAGCAGCCTTATTCCAATCTTCATAATCATCAAAGTTAATTTGTTTTGGATCTATACCCCACAGTTTCATGGGTTTTAGTAATGCCTCCATCTTTCTATCCCATGAAAACCAATATTGGGGTTTAGGATAAGATAAGGCTTGAGTAGACTTTCTAGTTCCAGGTTCTCCTTTAAACATACTAAAAAGTATAGAAGGGTCAACTGTATCTAGTGTTGGCATTTTTTATCTAATTTTTACGGGAGATTCGTTAATTTCTACCATTACTATTTCTAAATCTTCTTTCTTTCGGCCATCATCTTTGAAACAAATATTATAATCTTCATCAATGATTTCATAGTGAGCATTAGGCATATTGAACCATTGATTAATAACCATCTTAGCTTGCTTTTTAGATGTTAATAATCTAGGTATGTCTAGTGCTTGTTCAGGATAATCATTACAAATAGGATTCCAACTAGTATAACCTCTATTCTTTTTCATTTGAGGCATTACTTCATTAGTAGCTTTATGTCTTATAATATATAGATGAAATAGTGTTGGCATTTTTTATCTAACTCTTGACTGAATTATAGTTTCTAAATCAATATAATCAGGTGCTTTTATGTAACTGGAAAATTCTCGTCCAAGAGCTTGCTGAGGATCGATTATTATACAATATTGTTGCCCCTTACTATCTATCAGCATTCTTAGCATAAAATTTATTTCTACTAAATCAAATGTAATTCTAGCCCAATCTAATGTTCGATAAAAATCCGATGAGAGTATCGCAATTGGTTTATTCATAATCAGTTCCACTAATTTCACTTCTATCCATCAAAGATTCTCTATCTTCCCTAGACATTCCCATATTATCTCTAGTTCCTTTACATAAGGGAAACTGTAAGCAACCCCAAAAGATACCAAATTTTCCTTTACGTGAAATCATGGGACCATTACATTCAGGACAATTTACATTTTCTGGTTTCATAGTTTAATCTCCAGTAATTCAAAAGGTAAGTATCCTCCATTCATTACATCTACTACAGCTTCAATTTTTTTACCATAATTTACATCTTTATTAAACCAATCTAAAGTTATTTTACTATTCAGATCAATGAAGTATTCTGTTCCTATAGGAACAGTCATTACTTCAATACCATCTAGTAATTTTGATTTTAATATGGCTTTGACTATTATCATTATTTATTATAATACAAATGGATTTTTAATCATTAGTTCTTGTGGTTGAAGTGGTTTTCCAAAATTCATCTGTCTAAGCCATAGCTTACCGAAGATTAACACAGATAGACGCTCTTTATATGTTAAACGCCAACAACTTATAGTTTGTTGATTATCAGTATAAGCTGGTAATGGATGATATGGAGGTTGATCTCTTGCCCATACAGTAGTTTGTTGTGGAAATTTTACTGGAGTCATTATTTTTTCCTAACTCTTAGGTGTTATACTTTATAGCTATTTCTCTATATTTCTCAAAATATTCAGAAAAAGCTTCTTTTAATTTCTTTTCATTTTCTTCATCAGCAAAGCGATATAGTATTCCAAGTCTATTAACAAAACTTCCACCATACTTTATCATTGCTTCAGTGATTGACCAGTCATCAATTATAGGCATTATTTTCTCCTAATAATTATGGTGCGCGTTATAGGATTTGAACCTATATGCTATTGCTAGCGAGAGATTTTAAGTCTCTTGTGTATACCAGTTCCACCAAACGCGCAGGTTATATATTGGTGGACCATATAGGACTTGAACCTATATAAGCTCGGTTATGGGCCGAGTGCATTAACCAATTATGCTAATGGTCCTTTGTTAGTCCTTCGCAGATCCAGCATGTAGATCAGGTCCGGTGGAACACCGACACGGACGATTAGCTCATTCAGAATGTGATTTACATCCATCCAATCACAACCGAAGATTTCTTCTTTGTGTCCGTTCATAAAGACGACAAGATATCGCATAAACTTATATTTAATCATCACGAGGTTCCCAAGGTTCACCAACAATAAATTGCTGTTTAATTAGTTCTTCGCGCATGTCTCGATTAGCTTCACAAATTTCTTTGAACGCGCATACCCCATATTTAGTTTCACAATGATCAAAATTTGGCGCCCAATATTCAGATTCGGCAGCATGAAGCATACGCTTAGCATAGTATGGTAAAATTTCAGACTGCCACTCTATTAGTCTATCAGCCGAGTAAGACATTGTTACTCGTTTGAATTTCTCTTTAGGCTCTAGACTAGTTTGGAAACCTATCTTGTTGATAATAACTGTTCGTGTGTCTAGAAGTAAACACTGACCTATGAATTGATTATTCAGAGATATTGTATCTCTGTTCTGTTTCATAGTCTTATGATCAACGGGATAGATTCCCTGATTGGTATCCACAACTAAATCTAGCTTTGCCTTCCAAAGAATTCTAATCTCATCATCCTGATATAGAATCTTACTCTTAACTGTTTCAACTTCTAATGTCGTCCAATAATCATTTCTATAAAATTCAAAGTATTGCTGACAAGTATCTAATGCATATCGCCAGCCAATACGATTAGGTTTATTAGTAGATTCTTCAGGAGTATTTTTAACTCCCTCAAATTCATTTATCTGATGATTACATTGTGGCTTAGGATTTTCTGGGGATGAAATAAATCCTGAACAGAATTTACAACCGCGAATGTATAATTCTCCAGCAGTAAGACCATTTTGAATTGCTAATTCTTGATTAAATCCATTAATTAAACTCTTATGATAATACTCCAATACTTTATGGACTATAGAACCTGATTCTAGTGAATTAGATTTACCATCAATAGCAATTAAATGATGATTAAATCTAAAGTCAGTTAGTCTAGTGCAGCCCATTAATGTTGATAGGACTGTTGCGTCTAGAATTATATTCTTTCGGGGTATGATTATTTCTGACATGTATTTATATACTCTCTTTTAGTTATGTGTTAGATACATAGTATTCTCTCCAATCTTCGTCTAAAGGAAAAGGAGAATAAGTTAAACAATCTTTACACCATACACAAACATAATAATATTCATCAACATCTCTATCTACTTCAATCTCTGTATTTTTACTTTTACATTGTGAACATTCAATATACTTAGACATTATATAGCCTTAAAAACTTTTAGTGCCCCTAATAAAGCATGAATTGTTTCTGATTTAAGACATATATTATTATTTGTAAAGAATACTCCATCATAAGTATAAAGCCATAGACGACCAATATCATCTTTACCTAAATATACTCCATCGCCTAAATAAATTATTGGATTGTATCTTACTTCTTTTTCATGCATAATTAATTCAACCTCATTAAAGTATTTTCTAGAATATCATACAGTATATGATTATCACTGAATTTAACTGTATAAGACTTTAGTCCATGTTCTAGGCTTTGCGCGTTCACTATTCCAATATCAGGCAGTTGTAACTGATTCAATAGAGTAATGATGACTCTACCTTGATCAGTAGCAGGATCGAATGTTATTTTTTCGCCTATATTGAATTTGTAGTTCATTTATTTATTTGGTTCAATAATTATTTGATAGATAATTTTAGTTGCACTTTTCATAGTAAATAAGTTTTTATGAATATTTACAAAATCTTTTTCTTACTAATTGGTTTCATCATTTATTTTCTTACCTTAATTATTGAATTATAATCTACTTCTATATTGGGAGCATGATTATGAATACTTATTATTTTTATCTTATCAGGAGTATTATCAGTAGCTATGTCTATAGCTTCAAGAATAGACGGTGCTGTAACTTCTATTTCTTCCTTTTCAGTTGTTATTCTTATCATTCTATATTTCATATCAAGCAACCCTTCCCTTCATCTTATTCATATAATCTCGAACTAGATTTTCTGCTAATTCTTTGACAATATCTCCCTGATTCCATTTAGCCATTTCACCTTTATTCATTGCAAGATGAAACTGTATTCTCTTTGTTTCTATGATTCCATTTAAATGTTCATCTACACTACCTGCCGCTGTTATGTATGTTGCATTTACAGCATTAGCGACTTGACCGATACGAATAAATCTCGCTTCAGCCTGTTCTTCATTCGCCGGATTCCATTGTCTTTCATGCATTATACAATCAGCACATGTCTGTAAATTTAATCCTTCACCTGAAGCGAGAGTAGATGCTACTAAAACCGCGCGTGGAGATTTATTGAATTCTTCCTGAATAGTAAATCTTTCTTCAGGAGTTTTCTCTGATGTTAACTGAAATAACTTGATACCATTATTCCATTCAGATAACTTCTCATTTATTGCATTATGTATTAATTGTCCAACATCCCTATGATGAACGAATATCACTAACTTTCGATCTGTATCTTCAAAAAATTCTTCAGTAAATGCTAGTGTAGCAGGTATTTTAGCTAGTCCTGTAATATGTCGTAGCCTTGCTAGTTTAGCTAACATATTAGTCTGAGTCTCGAAAGAATCTTCTTCTCCACCTATTACTTTATTGTTATACCATGCTACAAAGTCTGCTAGTCCTTCTTCATATGCGCCTTGAGAGATTTTATCTAACTCCCAATAGAGCATATTTCTAGTAACTACTGGAAGTTCTTTCATTACTTCTATTCGTTCACGACGTATGATAATATCTGATACAAATTCTCTAAACTTTTCAGGATTACGTATTCCACCAATCTTTAACTTATCTCCATGATAATATGTATCTACCCATCTTTGCATGAATCCCTGATATGATTGGAACCGTGTAGGATCTAGCATGTTTAGACAGACAAAAAATTCAGACCCCCTATTCTTCCATGGAGTTCCAGACATTGGGATAACTTGTGCATCCTTAACTAATTTTCTAACTTCTTTAGTTCTTGCAGAATCAGGATTCTTAATTTGCTGAACTTCATCAAGAATTACTGTCTTTATTCCAATAGCATGAATCTTTTCAATTGGAAAAAATCTGAGTAGATCATAAGATACAATGTAGCATTTCAATCCCGGTAGAATATAATCCCTGCTAGTAGAAATTACTTGTGCAGCATACTTAGGACCAAGCCAACGAATGATTTCCTTGAAAAATTGAAATTTAATTCCACTTTTAACTATGAATAGAACAGGAAACTTTTCTTCATGGAAATTTAGATATGCTAATGCTTGAACAGTCTTACCTAAACCCATATCGTCAAGTAATCCGCCCCCCTTTTTAGTTGCTAATGCAATTTCTAAGAATCTTGCGCCGACAACTTGAAAATCGTATAACCTATATGCATTACACTTAACACAATGATTCTTATCCCAATTATGAATACAATTATTACCTCGATGTTCGTAAGTAATAAAATCTTCGAATGGCGTGCCGCGCGGAATTACTTTCCTGACTACATGGAAACATTCATAGGTAATTAGCTTAACCTTATTACCTTCATTATCGAATGTTTCAGCAACGAACTTCTCAATTGCTACCTTATTGCAAAATGGACAAAGTTCCTGAAGTCTAGATATCTTATATTTCGGATGATGAATAACTTCAGTTTCAAATTCAACTTGAACATCCGCGCCCGATCTAATAGCATCGATTATTGTAGGATCTAAAAATAAATGGCTACATGGTGCAGTATTAGTGCAACCTACTTCAATAGCTTTAGCTCTCCATGTTTCATTATGTCCCATACCAGGAGTTAAAGCATGTGCTACTTCATGTCTAATTGTATTAACTACTTCAGGATCAGGATGAATTTCAATATGGTGAGAATTTAGAATAATACACTTGTCTTTGTAGGAACAAAGACCTAGAAATACATTTCGGCCTTCCAGATTGTTATTCAATCTGATATGCCAATCTGTTAAATTGTATTTATTAAGTTCTTCTCGTAAGAACTTAGTAGCTTCTTGTCTAGTCATTATCTAATATATTCCTAATCCAGACTTTCAATCTTATCCAATACCATTTAGGTATCATATTTTAATTGCCTTTTTGCATTCTCTACAAATAAGATGGAGAATAGAATTGATTCTCTTAAAATCTAGATTACCGTCACATTCGGGAC